CGAGGCCGCCGTTGAGGCCGTCGAAGAGCTGCCGCAGCGGCCCCGACTTGCCGAGCTGCGTGACAGCGTCGGCGGCGTTCTTCGCCATCTGGTTGAGGACACCGGCCGTCCCGACGAGACCGGCCTTCAGGGACGGCAGGATCGCCGTCGACATCTGCGTGAACTTCTGCCCCAAACCGGCGAACAGGGCGTTCTGCACGTCCAGCTTCAGCTGCCGCCACGCATCCCGCTGGGCGAGGACCGCGTCGACGAAAGCGCGCGCATTCGGCGCGAGCTTGGCCATGGCGTTCGCTGTCGCCGTGGTCGCCGTGGCGCTCTTGGTCTGCGCGTCGGCGAGCGCCTCGGCTGCTTCCTTCGCTGCCTCCTGCGCGTCGGCGATCTGCCGCGCCCCGTCCTTCGCCGCCTGCGCCGCGGCGGCCTGCGCGTCAGCGACGTCGCGCTGGGCTTTCGTGATCCGCTGCGCCCCGTCGACTTGGGTGCGGGCGGCTTCGATCTCCGCGTCCTTGAGGGACTGCGTCTTGTCGATGACCTGCTGGTTGGCGTCGGCGATGGTCTGCTTGGCCTTGGTGACCGTCGTGCTGCCTTCGACTCCCGCCTTGTTCGCCGCGTCGGCCTGGTCCTGGAGGCGTGCCGTTTCGGTCTGCTGCTCCTGCAGCGCCTGCACGGCCCTGTCGTAGGCCAGCTGGTCCTTCGCGAGCTGCTCCGCGGACACCTTCGCCCCGGCGGCCTTGTCCGCTGTGAGCTGCTGTTCAGCGTCCTGCAGGTCCAAGACTTTCTGCCGCTGGTCCAGCTGGGCGTCGGCGAGCCGGTTGTTGAGGTCTTCCAGCTCCTGCGCGGCGTCCTTGCGTGCCTGGGTGAGGTCGAGTTGGGCTTGCTTCGCTGCCTTCTGCGCGTCCGCCAGGTCCCGCTCGGCGGAGGCCACGCTCTCGGCGGCGCGCCGGTTCGCGTCGGCGACATCGGAGACGGTGTTCTTCAGGTTCAGTTGCGCGTCCTGGATGTCCCGGGCGGCCTTCACCCTGGCTTGGGCGGCGTTGACCTCGGCGTCCTTGACGGCCTGCTGGGCTTTCGCGAGGGACCGCTGCGCGTTCTCGACCTGCCGGGTGGAGTTAGCGGCGGCGGCGGCGCTCTTCGTGGCCGGCGCGAAAGCCTGCTTGAACGCGTCCCCGATGCCCGACGTGCCGACCTTGATCGCGGCGAACGCGGCGCCCAGCGACAGCACCGCCGGCGCGGCCAGCGCGGCAGCCGGACCCATCGCAATGATCGACTGCCCCAGCGAAGCCAGCGTGGGCAATGCGGCCACTGCAGCAGCGGCAATCTGCGCGATCCGCGATGACAGGATGCCCAGGCCACCCGCCCCACCTCCCCCGCCGCCACCGAGGCTGCCGAGCAGGTTCGCCCGCACGTGCACGGTGCGGTCACGGGTGAGGGCGTCCAGGCGGGCCCGAGCCGCCGCCGTGTCCGCGTTCGCCTGGATCGTCATCTGCCGGCGGCGCGTCAGGTTCGCGAGGCTGTCAGCGGCAACGCGGGTATCGACGTCGATACCGATCCGGACCTGGCGGCGCTGGGTGAGGTTACGGATCTCGTTCGCGGCGACCCGCGTGTCGACGTCGGCGCGGATGTTCACGGTGCGGTCCGCGGTGAGCCGGTCGAGCTGCGCCTTGACCCGGTTGAAGGCGGCGTCGGAGATGTTCGGGTCGACGGTGACCTTGACACTCTGCAGGCGCAGTCGTTGGAGGGCGGTCTCGTCGAGGTCGAGTTTGACCTTCAGGAGCCGTTCGCGGGTGAGCCGGTCGAGCTTGGCGAGGGCGTCTTTGTCGTCGAGGTCGACGCCGACCTTGACTTGGTTCCTCTTGGACTTGAGGCGGTCCATGGCGCGGTCGTAACCGCTCTCATCAGCGGTTACTTCGACGTATCCCTCTGCGATGCGAAATGAGCCAGCCACTACGCACCCCCACCGGTCAAGTAATCGACGGCTCGGAAGAGAAGTGCGACGTCCTCCTTGAGCATGCCGATGGCGGCGTTGCAGTTCTGGCAGAGGAGTCCGCGAACTCGGCCGGTGCTGTGGCAGTGGTCGACGCTGAGGCGGCGCTCGCGGGCGCACGGCTGCTTGCAAATGGCGCAGCCGCCACCCTGCTTGGCAAGCATGCGGTCGTACTCGCCAGGCTCCAACCCGTACTTGCGGTCGCGCATGCATTCCAGGCACATGCTCTGAAGTCCACGGGCCTTGGTGCGGTTGAGGGCGAACTCCTCGGCGGGCTTCTCAAGCTTGCACCGTCCGCAGAAGGCCGACTCTGGGATCGGGCGCACGTCGGCGTAGTCGGCGTTCCTGGCGCGCCACTTCGCGATGTAGGCGCGCGTGCACGTCTTGCACTCCGAGTTGTACTGGCGGTCAGCCTTGCGGTTGGGGCGCCAGTTCGCCCGTGAGTAGAACTCCGAGAGGCCCTTGACCTCACCACACCGGGTGCACTGCTTGGTGGTCACCCTTACCCTCCCTGTGCCACGCTCACGAGCCCGGGGAACTTGGCCCGGAACTGGGTCAGCGAGACGTTCGTCTTCTCGCTGCTGCCGCGCCCTGCCGGGGCGGCGGTCGTGCTCGTGCGGGTTGGGGTACTGCTCCTCGACGGCTGCCGGTCGTTTTCCTCGTCCGCTCTGGCCGCCATCACACCCATGTAGGCGGTCAGCCGGTACGCCAGCGCGAAGTAGCGGCGGGCGCTGATCTCGACGTGCTCAAGGTCGAGGCCATAGATGGCGAGGAAGTCGGCGTCCAAATCGTCCTGGTGGTCGAGGACCCACAGGAGTTCCTCGACCCTGTCGACGATGGCCTGCGCGCACTCCGGCTCCCGTACCTGATCGAAGGCTCGGATCCACGCGGCCCCGTCGTCTACTTCGCTTTTCCCCCCTGCTTCTTCCGGCCGAGAGCGAGGTCGAGGACCTTGTTCACGATCCACTCCATCTGGTCCTCGGACACCGCTCTGGACTCCTCCAAAGCCATGTACGCGTCCTCGCCGAGCACACGGATCAGCAGCGGAGCCGCGGCCAGCTCACGGCCGTGCTCGCGGGCCTCCCGCATGAACTGCAGCGCCACGCCCGGCGGGATCAGCTTGGGGATCGTGTACTCGTCGTCGCCGATGTAGAACAGCGGGACGCGTTCCTCCTCGACGTCGTCGTTGGCCGGGATCCGCAGCGGCTCGAAGTCGAGGTCGTCTCCGGTGCCGTTGACGGACTTGGCCGCGGCACGGCTGCGGGCCGCGGCGCTCTGGCGGGTACGGGCCGGGGAAGCTTTGGTGGGTGCCATGGGTGGTGCTCCTCGCTACGGGCAGGGTTGGTGCTGGTCAGCTGGTCTCGTCGATGATGTGGAAGGGGGTGACCGCGTCGCTGACGTAGTGGCCGGCGAACTTGGCGGGGATCAGGGTCTGCTTGTCCTTGGTGTAGGCCAGCTCGACGCTGTCGGTGTTGAGCATGCGGCGGCCGATGACACGGCGGCGGAGCTGCTCGGGGGCGTAGCCGTCGAGGATGATCGCGAAGTAGTTCGGCTGGGTTGCGCTGCTGCTGACGTTGGGGTCGAAGGACTTCCAGCCCGAGCCGGAGGCGGTCGTGCCGCCGTTGAGGACGATGGACAGGTTCTCCAGCGTGGCCTCCGCGAGGGAGGTTTCGATGGTGAAGTCCTGCTTGGTGAGGCGGGAGCCGACGCGGAGGGTGATCTGGTCGACCTCCAGCTCGCTGTAGGTCTGGTCGACGGACAGCTTCACGCCGTCCTGGGTGCCGCCGAGGTCCGTCCACGCGGACGCGGCCGGCGTGGTGTTGACGTCGGAGTCGGCGGGCTCAGTGGCCTGGTAGGCGCCCTTGTAGAGCGTTGCCGGGCCCTGAATCAAATTGGTCGTGGTGACACTCACGGGTCAGCTCTCCTTGCTTCCGGCCGGACCGGACTTCTTGGCGGGGTTGGCCGGGGCCGCGGTCGCGGGCGGCACGCTCTCGGCAGCGGTCTCCTCGACGAGGAGGCCCTGCCGCTTGAGGTCGAGGTACGCGGCGTCGTCGACCTCGATCTCTTCCCAGGGACGCTTGGTGATGCGGACGCGGTGAGTCATCGGTAGTTGCTCCTCACGAGCGGGAACTGGTGGTGGGCGTACTGCGGGTGGAAGCGGATCTCCATGCAGTCCTCGGGGCGCAGGCTCGGCGGGCACGGCACGATCCGAACCGGCCCGGTGAGGAGGAACTCCAGCTCGGCCCGGTTGTCATGAACCAGGGTCTTGCCGCCGTACGAGAGCAGCTGCCCGTGCGGGGTGTCCTCCTGGATCGCCCACATGCGGCTCACGACGGCACCTCCGTCCAGGCGATGACGAGGCCGGGGATGGAGTAGCGGGCGTACGACGACGGATCGTCGGGCACCCTGCGGTGCTCGCCAGTGGTGTACACGGACAAGACCTGCGCCTGCGGATACCCGGCCGGCAGGGTGACCTTCTGCGGGATCGCGGAGTGGTCGTAGCAGGCGGCCTGGATCGCCTCCGCCAAGGCGGCGGCCTTGTTCCACGGGGGCTTCTGTGACTGCGGGTTGTTGGCCCAGCAGTCCACGCCGACGGCCGGTTCCCGCAGCGGCACGTACAGGTTGGGGGTGCCGCCTGCGACGACGAGGGTGCAGAACCCGGACGCCGCCCACGTGGTGTTGTCCTTCGGCAGGGTCGTGGCGACGCGGTCGCCGACCACGGTCTTCAGCCAGGCGGTGGCGACGAGCTCGGGAGTGGCCCGCAGCTGGAGGGTCATGCGGTCCTCCGCTGGAACAAGGCCGGCCGCAGGTACGGGTTGGGCGCGGTGCCGGGGTGGTTGACGCGGGCGACCGGGTGATCGGCGCCGGGCCAGTGCAGGGCCTTCTTGTTCCTGGGCAGGATCAGGTGCGGGCTGGTGCCCATCTCCACGTCGGTGGCGTAGTTGCAGTCCAGCGACCCGACGCGCAGGACCTTGTCGTGGACCTCGGCGCGCAGGGATTCCAGGAGGCGGCCGGAGCGCTTCGGCACATAGTTGCGGGCGTCGCCGAGGATGGCGTCGCCGATGCTGTTCGCCAGCCAGTCGTTGATCGCCTCGTCGACGTGCGCGCGCGCCGAGGGATCGATCCGTACACCGGAACGTGCTGCCATGGCCGCCTCCTCTCCGAAGCCGGTCTGTCGGGGCCGCTCGGTCTCCCCGAGCGTGTGGCCCTGATGCTGTTGTCGCTCAGGTGGTGCGCCGCAGGTCGAGCCGCATATCAGCGGCCACAGCTGCGGAAGTCATGGAGGAGACGGCCTCGACGATGTACACGGCGCCCGTGCGTTCGTCCTGGAGGCGGTCCTGGTCGGTGATGTCCGTGCCGGCAGTGACCCGGCCGACCGTGTAGCGGACGATGCGGGGGGTGGGGTCGTCGCGGGTGGTGGTGCGGCGGGACTGCTCGACGATCGACGCGGGGATCCCGGTGTGGACGGGGGTGTCGGTGTCCTGCTCGTCTCCGTAGGCGTCCGTCGTGGTACCCCGGTAGACGGTGACGGTGGTGGTGGCGAGGGCCAGCATCAGACACCCCCATTGCTGAGGGGCCGCCAGCGCGGGTCGTTTTCATCCTGTGACGCGCTCGTGACGTTCAACGTGCGCGACAGCGGCCACCGGTTCCGGCTGAGCCGCACCGGCCGCATCCGCTTCCACGACAGGCGGTCGATGCAGCGCTTCGCGAGCGGGGCGAGGATGCCGGCGTTGTCGTGGCGGAACGTCGCGGACACCTGGTCCTGGGAGACGCTGGTGACGTCCATGTTGGTGAAGGCGTCGGGGTGCTGTGTGATCCATCCGGCCTGGTAGGCGACGGCCTGTTTCAGGAGGCGGAGGTTCTTCTCGCTGATGGTCGCGGCGGGAGTGGTGTCGGCGAAGATCTCGACGACGGCCTGTGCCTGCGCGACTTGCGCGGCGGTGGCGGTGAGGCCGGTGTAGGTGGCGACGTCTCCGGTGGTGGCCCAGTCGGTCATGCCAGCCCCCCACGGCGCAGGTACACCTCGTACACGTGGTGGCCGTCGACGGTGCCGGTGCGGTGGCCGCCACCGAGGGTCTGGTAGCCGCGGGCTTCGGCTGCGGCTACGACGGCCGCGCAGTTCGCCTGGTGCTCGGCGTCGGCGAGGCCGCCTTCGCGCGCGGGGAACTGCTCCTGCCACACCGTGAGTCCGGGCAGCGCCTGAGGGGCGGCCGGGACGGTGGCCGCGGTGCCGTGCTCCGGCTCGGGTGAGCCGTGTGCGGTGTCAGCCTCTTCGAGGCGGGCGACCATGGTGTCCTTGTCGCGGGCTGTGGGCAGACCGCGGTCACGGCACGCCTGCTGCAACTCGCGCGCGCTCATGCTCTGGTAGTCCACGACCGGCCTCTTTCTGCCTGCTGCTGTGTCTTTGCGGGGTCTCCGCCGAGGTGGCACCCACCAAGCCCCGGCGGAGGATCCGAAGAGGAGGATCAGTCCCGCATCAGGACGAGAGATCCTCCAGCACCGCGAAAGCGTCCTCGTGGCCCACGGCGAATCCCTTACGGACGCGGATCTTCACGGCGGTGTTGTCCGTGGTGTCCTGCGCGCGGGCCTTGTCGACGAGGATCTCGCCCATGGAGCGGTCGCCTCGCTTGAGGAACTGCCGGTTGCAGTACACGAGGAGCCCGTTCCCGGTCGGGGACTGCGTGTTCGTCGGCGACGTCTTGCAGCCACGGGACCAGGCGATCGGCGTGTCGAACAGCGTGTCCGGGGTTCCGGCGGTGCCCTGGATGAAGATCGGGCGGCCCTGGCCGTCGAGGGTCTCGCGGAGCTTGGACCGCCACGACGGGGACGCGATGACGAGCTGGTCGGCCGCGGACCAGTACTTGCCGTTCTCGACGAGCTTGTACGTCGCGGACAGCTTCTCGTACAGGCTGTTCCCGTCGGGGGTCGCGGAGATGGACAGGGTCCCGTTCCACGACAGGTAGTTGTCGTCCGCGGTGTAGCCGGTGTCGGTGTTGTCGGTGCGGAGCGCCTTGTACACGGACGTGTACAGGACCGTGGAGCCGTTCTCCGCGCCGGTGGTGGCCAGGCACGCGTTGTCGAAGTGGTCCGCGTAGCTGATGGCCCAGTCGTTGCCCTTGGTCTTCACGGTGTCGATGACCGACTCGACGTCGGCGAGGTCGTCCTCGTCGACTTCGAACAGGGAGTTGACCTTGCGGGCGGTCAGGGTGACGTAGTCGTTGTCGGAGGCGTCCGCGGTGTACGTCGAGCCGCCGGAGACGGCGAGGCCGGACGAGCGCAGGATCCGCTTCGTCGCGGTCGTCATCTTCGTGGGGTGGCCGTAGCGTTCGACGGCCGAGTCGGAGAGGACGCGCTGGATGACCTGGTCGTCCCATTCGATGGGAATCCAGTTGTCGATGATGGTCTGAGCAGTCACCCGGGGCTCCCAAGGTGGACAGGGGCTCACAGCCCGCACGGATCGGTGGGTGCCCTGCCTGGGCGAACTGTGAGCTACCTGCTCAAAAACCCTGCTGCGCCAGTCCCGGCGCTCAGCCTCGGAGAAGCTTTTCGGCTACCTGTTCGGCCCATCCCTTGGGCTGCGGCGCCGGCGGCTTCTTGTCGGCGGTGTCCACGTTAGCCGCAGGTTGGCCGTTCTGGCCAGCAGCGGCGCCCGGCTTGGACGGTGCGGCAGGGTTGCGGGTGCGTTTGAAGAACTCCGGCCACTCCGTCTTCAGGGTCTCCAGCTGCTCGGTGAGGCCGGTGATCTCTCCGTCGTCGATGTCGACCTCGTCGAGGTCGAGGAGCTTCATCAGCGAGTCGAGGCGGGTGCCGTTCCATCCGGCTTCGCCGAGGGCCTTGTTGAAGCCGACGGCGAAGGTGCGCATCTGCCGCTGCCCCTTGAGCTGGGTCTCGGTGACGGCGCGTTCGACGGCGCGTTTGACGTCGGCTTCGCTCAGCCCTGCTGGTGCGGCTGCGGGGTCTTGCGGCTTCGGCGTCGGGTCGGGTGTGGGTTCCGGCTCGGGGTTGATCTTGTTGCCGGTCTTCGGGTCGATGCCGTGCGCCTTCAGCCACTTGCGGCGGTTCGCGGCCTCAGCGGACGCGGTGCGCAGCTTGGCCTGCTCCGCCTCCCACTCCTCCCGGGTGGGCGGCGTCCACGCGTCGGCCGGCTCCGGGTTCGGATCGGGCTCGCCGCCCGGCTCCGGGTCCGTGGCGGGCTCGGGCGCCGGGTCGTCGCCGCCGTCCGCATACAGCACGAAGGGGTTGCCGCCGTAGGGGTGGGCCCATCCGGGCAGCAGGTTGGGTGCCATCAGATACTCCTCCTTCAGAAATGCCCGGCCGCCACCGCGGCCTGAGCCTGACGCCGCACACGCGCCGGAACGCCGCGCTGCGCCAGCAGAGTTCGGGCCGCACGCAGCCGGGCCGCGCGCGACTCCGACGGGCGGCCACGGCCGGCAGCCACCGAACGCCACGCCTGCTCGCGCAGCAGCTCCGGCAGCGCAGGGCCGTTGCGGGGCGCCCACTCGTCACGCCACGGCACCAGCCGACAGCGGCAGTGCGCGTGGAGAGGCGGGCCGTCGATCGGCGTGGCGTGCGCGGCCGCCTGGTGCGGATCGAGGGACAGCCCGCCCGGGAACGTGCCGTCCGGATCGGCGTACCGGCCTGCGTAGGCCAGGCAGCGCACGCAGGCCGTCGCCTCCGCCACCCACAGTCCTTGGGCGGCCAGCGCCGCCACAGCCTGCGCGGCACCCGAGTTGATGGCCCGGTGCAGCGCCCACGACGCCACCCGGCCGACCATGGCGACCGCACGCCGGGCCGCGCCGATCCCCGCGAGGACACTGCGCCAGCCGGAGCGCTGCACCTCACGCTCGGACAGCAGCCGCGCGGACAAGCGGAGTTGCTCCCGCAGCGTCTTACCGAGACCGTGGACCGCGTCGAGGGCTTCTGCGGGCACGCTGGCCTGGGACGGGCGCCGTCCTCTGCCCGCAGCCCGCAGAGCGAAGGAGGCCGCGTGCCGGGCCCCCAGCTCGGCCGCCTCCCCGAGGCGTGCCTGTATGGCCTGGGGAGCCCGCTTGTCGAGCCCGGCCGTCGCCTTGCCCACATCGTGTCGTACCCCGGCCAGGTAGCGGGCCAAGGCCGGGCCCGACCCGGCGACGGTGAGCGCACCGAACGCCGTCACCCACCCGGCCAGGGCCGAGGCGACGAGCGCAGCGAGTGCGGCGCCGGCGCCTCCGTCTGCCTCGGTGGTGGTCTGGGCTTCCAGGCCGGCGGCCTCTTGGGTTTGCTGCTGCTGGACGAGGTCGGCCAACTGCTGCGCGGGCACGGTCACGTGGCGCCTGCCTCAAGCTCGTTGAGGTTGGCGGTCGCGCCGAGCACGGTGTCCAAGAGCTGCGCCACCTGCGTGTCGGTGATCGCGCCGAGCTGCACACCGGTGCCAAGAGCCTGCACGGCGTTACCGAGAGAGGTGAGCAGGTCGACACGACGGGAAAGCTCCGCGTCGTCGTCGAGCTTTGACAGCCAGCTCTTGACCTGCTCGGGGTCCCGGCCGGTCTCGACCAGCGCCTGTTCCCGCGGCACCCCGGCAGAGATCTTCGCCTGGACGGTGGCCCATCCCTCGGCGTCGTCGATCTGCTCGGGCGGCTGCCATCGCACCTGAACGTTCGCCTCGTCGTGGCCGAGGAGAGCGAGGGCGTGCTCGAACGCGTCCTGCGTGGGCGGCCCGAACGCCCTCTGCAGGTGCATGACGCGGGCCAGGAGCGGCGCTGACGCTTCCCTGCGGGAGGCTCCGGACATCTGGTCGCCGGTGGAGTCGAACAGGTGGAACGGTGTGTCCGTGACCTGCGACATGACCTTGATGTACCGGTCGAGGGGTTCCATGAACACGTTCGGCTGCGCGGCCTCGAACTGGCCGACCTGCCGGTAGCCCTGCAGCTGCCAGAACTCGCCGGGATCGCTGCGGAGCTGGGAGGCGTTGTACGGGTCCTCGGGGTCCGCTCCGACGTCCTGGGGGTAGTCGGGGTCGTACTCGACCTGCTGCCCCGGCTGGTCGACGGTGGGGTCGATGAGTCCGTACCGCTGGGGCAGGGACTGGTAGTCGATGACCGCGGCGTGGGAGATGACCAGCTTGTTGATCAGGGTTTGGGCGCCGTACGCGCCGTAGTGTTCCGGCCGTCCGTAGGGGCGTGCGGTGCGGTAGTGGTGGAACGGGAACCCGTAGGGGTGCTCGATGACGGCGGGTTGGCCGTCGTCGGTGTAGGGCTGCCAGCCGTTCTTCCGCTTCTTGCTCTTGTCCCACACGTAGCGTTCGATCCGCGACAGGGCCGTGCCGTCCGTGTTCGGGGCGGGCGGGTAGTACAGGTCGGCGCGGACCGTCTCGTGTTCGCCGTGGCCGATGCACCACGATTTGATGGCGAGGCGGGCTTGGAGGGGGTGTTCCTCGTCGTAGACGATGCGGACCGTGGTGGGGCTGTGCACGGTCATACCGACGCTGGTGATGGTGCCGTCCGCGTCGAGGTTGGGCCAGACCATGAGGTAGGCGTCACCGAGGGAGCAGGCCTTTTCGAGGAGGCCGGGGAGTTCCATGTCGAGCTGGTTGACTGCGATCAGGTCGGCGATGTCAGTGTTGGCTCGCTCGTCATCGGTGGCGATGCTGGTGATGTGCAGCCGGTTAAGGACGGCGCGGACGGGGATGCGGGCGAAGTTCAACTCGTCGATGTCTTCGAGTTGGCTCTTGGCGAGGAGGCGGGCTACGGCGTCGCTCGCGTAGATTTCGTCGACGTCGCCGTCGTAGTAGGACTGGGCTTTGATGTAGGCGGGCCGTGCCTCGCAGAGGTCTTCGTACGCGGCGGCCAAGTCGGGGCTTGCTGGCACTGCCACACCTCCACACCCGTCACCTTTGATTCAAAGGCTACGATAGCCTCTCACCTTTACATGCGAGGCACGAGCTATCGCGGGGTGATGGACCTGACCCCAGACTGCTTTCGCGGCGGCGGCTTCAGGAATCGCAGGACAGCGTTCCCGACACTGTCGACGAGGTCATCGTTGAGCGCCCTCGGAAACGCCACCATCTGCTCCTCCAGTGCAGGCAGCTTCCGCGCGTGCACCACGCGCGGCGGCACCATCTGATACAGGTTCAACAACCTGCCTGCCCGCACCGTCTTCGGCTCACTGTTGTGCACCATCACGATCCGTACCGGCAGCCCGGCCAGCACCTCACGCCACATGTCGCCACCCTGGTTGGTCTCCACCAACACAGCACCCACCTGCGGAAACGACTCCAGCAACTGCGCCACCCTGGCCCGCAGCCCGGCGCCCTGCAGCTTCACCGCCTCCGCATGCTCCACCACGCACCGCGCCGGGACACCGTCCGACGGGGCCGCCAGGCCGACGACCGACAGGCCGGTGAAGTCCGAGGTGCGCTTCGTCGTCACCGCACCATCCACGCTCAGGTACGCCTTCACCACCGGCGACTGCTCGTAGGTGAAGTCGGACGGCGACCAGTACTCCGCATCCTCCGGGACGGGCTTGTTCGCGAAGTTCTTCATGTAGCTCCGCGTCCCGGCAATCGACTGTAGATAGTCGGTCGGCCACCGGCCCGGCCAGATCGACCGCTCCGATCCGTCCCCCAGCGGTACCAGCGGCGGGAAGTACGTCACCTGGAACCGCTCGTCCCGGATCCACTGCTCCGGCGGGCCGGCCTCGGTGACGCTCTTCGTGAGCTGGTCGAGGATGCCGCCCGGCAGGTTCACGGTCCCCACCAACCGGACGTGCGCCCGGTCGTTCATCGGCAGCACGCCGTCGGTGAGAGTGATCAGCCGCTTCTTCGCCTGGTAGGCCGAGTACCCGGCCCCCTCCTCGCCCTCGATGTCGTCGAGGAGCAGCATGTCCGGGCGCCGGTTCTCTGGGTCGACCAGGCCGAGGACCTCGGTGTCGATGCCGCGCGCGGCGAACGAGAACCCCGACGTGGTGTGGAGCATCGACTGCGAATCCGCGACCGGTGTCCCGTTGGCTTTCCTCGCGGCGGTGACCACGTCGGGGTAGTCGGCGCGGATCAGCTTGTTCGTCTGGAGTTCGCGGCGCAGGCCTGCCAGGTGGTCCTGGGCCTGGGTCGCCGAGGAGCTGAACGCGGCGATGAACTTGATCCAGCCGTGGCACGCCGCCCACAGCGGCACGATCAGGAACAGCGTCGTCGACTTCCCCGAGCCGCGGGGGGCGACGTAGGCGCGGCGGGACTCCTTCGGCCCGGGGTCCCGGACGAGTTCCAGCGCATCCCGGTAGACCTGCAGGTGGACGTCGCCGAACGTGATGTTGCCGTCCGTGTCCTTCAGCAGGTGCGGCGTGTAGAGGACTGCCCACAGCAGCGGGTCCAGGCGAGTGAGTGCGCGGCGGCCCGCTGGCGACTCCAGCAGACGCCGGTCCACGCCGGCGGCGTAGGCGAGGAGGTCAAACGTGCCGGCGTCGTAGGGGGTGCCGTCGGGTGTGTGGAGGTATGCGGTCTCAGCCATCGCCCTTGAGGTGTGCTTCCCGGGTGGCGTTGGCGGCTTCGGCTTGCTCGATCAGGCCTGCGAGTTCGATCTCCTGCGGGTTGACCGTGACCACGGCTTCCGTCTTCGTGGGCTGCTTCAGCCCGTGCAGGTCCCAGTAGGCCTGACGGATACGAAGGGCCGTTGAGATCGCGGTGAGCCGGGGCCCGTCGTCGGGGAGGGGCTCCTCCTGCTGGGTCTCCGGGTTGAGCCAGGTGATGACCTTGCCGTGGGAGACGGTGACGTGGTTGCGCTGGAGGATCTTCATGGCCTCGGCGTAGAGGGCGTCCAGTTCCCGGGACTCGTCGCCGATGAGCTTTTCGATGGCTGGGCGGGCGACGTCGGCTTTGGCGCGGAGGATGCCGCGGCGGGCTTCGGTCTTGTCGTAGTAGCCGAACTGTTCGGCGATCTCCCGGTAGGTGGTGCCGGGGTGGTCGGCGAGGTATTCGGCGGCTGCGGCGTCGCGGCGGACGGTGTGGATGCTGCGTTCGAAGCGGCCGTTGAAGTTGCGGGGGCGGTGCCAGTAGGGGCGTGGCGGGGTGTCGCCTTCGGTGGGGTTGCTCATGGTGGGTGCCTCCTCAGCCCTGTACCTTTGAATCGTAGGTCAAGGCACCCACTCATCTTCGATTCCAACGTGAGGCAGGTGGGCCAGGTGGCAGGCAAACGAGGCAGCAGCCGCAGCGGCAAGAAGTCCCTCCCCAAGCTCGGCACCGGCAAGCGCTTCGCCGCAGTCGCCGCCTCCGCCGCGAAGTCCGGGGCCCGCAACCCCGCCGGAGTCGCCGCCGCAGCAGGCCGCAAGAAGTACGGCAAGGCGGCATTCCAGGCGATGGCCAAAGCCGGACGCAAGCGCGCCGCCGCCAAGCACAAGGCCCGGTGACCTGTGGTCAGCAGCCGCGGAGGCAAGTACGGCTTCGTCTTCCGTACCCGCTTTTCCGCGTACAGGGCTCTCCGCCGCAAGGGCGCGAGCAAGAGCAAGGCCGCGCGCATCGCCAACGCCGGCCGGACGTTTCCGCAGAGGTCCGTGATGTCCCGCAAAGCGTCGAAGACCCGCAAGATGCGCGGAGGCCACTGATGGGATTCCCCGACGGCGTCGACACCGTCACCGTCACCGCAGGGGCGGGCGGCCTGCGCGCACCCGATGGCGCCGCCTACACCGGCACCGTCACGCTCACGCCGTCCGTGGACCGGGTCGTCTCCTCCGAGCACGGGCTGATCGTCCTCGGTACCAGCAACGCCACCCTCGGCGCCTCCGGCATGTTCACCCTCGGCCCGGTCCTCGCCACCGACGCCGACGGCTTCACCCCGTCCGGGTGGACGTACCGGGTCGACGAGAACTTCACCGGCCTGCCGCCACGCTCCTACACCGTCAGCCTGCCCGCCGCGGTGACGGAGGTGGCGCTGCAGTCGCTGGTCGCCGTCGACGCCTCCGACGGCACGGTGGTCCTTCAGCCGCCGGGCGGTGGCACACCGTCGAGCACGGTGACCGCGGAGACCAGCTACGGCCAGACGCCGGCCGCAGGGGTGAGCACGGCCTACTCCCGCGGCGACCACACCCACGGCACACCGGCCGCCCCGACCGCGGGCACGACTGCGGGCACGTTCGCCGCAGGCGACGACGCCCGGTTCACGGACTCCCGGGCACCGACCGGTGCGGCGGGCGGTGACCTGTCCGGCACCTACCCCAACCCGGGCGTGGCGAAGGTCAAGGGCGTCACGATCAGCGGCACCCCCACCGCGGGCGACGCCCTGGTGGCGACCAGCTCCTCGGCCGCCTCCTGGTCTGCGGTGTCGGCGTCGGACCCGTGGGTGTTCGACGTCACCGATCCTGCCTACGGGGCGGTGGGTGACGGGCAGGTCGTCGCGGACGGCGCGATGACGGCCACCTCTACGACTCTGGCGTGCACCACGTCCACCCCGTTCACCGTCGACGATGTCGGCAAGGCGATCTCAGTGAAGGGCGTCGGCGCCTCCGGTGTGACCACGCTCGTCACCACGATCGCCGCCTTCACTGATGCCGGGCACGTCACCCTCACGGACGCAGCGGCCACGTCGATCACCGGGGCCGTCGTCATCTGGGGCACCGACGACACCGACGCGGTCAACGCCGCTGTGGACGCGGCCGAGGCATACCTGGCAGACGGCCACACCTACGCGCAGGTGTTCCTCCCGCCTCGGGCCTACGTCATCGCGGGGCCGCTCGACAACAGCAAGTCCGGCAACGGGCAGATCGTGTTCGGGCCGGTCGCGACGACCGGTGTCAAGCAGATCCTGGAGTTCCGCGGCGCTGCCGACGGGGCGGCCGCGGTCCGTCACTGGGAGCAGACGGTCCCGCAGTTCGCCGGGTCGTGCCTGATCTCGCTGGGCGTGTACGCGTCCACCAGCGCGCAGACCAGCAACATCAACGCCGACGGCAACCCGGCCGTGATCTCCGGGCCGAACGAGGGCTCCGGCTACGGCGTCAGCGCCGCCTTCTCCAACATGCAGGCCGTCGTGAAGGATCTCGCGATCCTCACCACCCACAGCAGCTTCGGCCTCACCTACGGGGCGCTGAACCTGTGGGGCTGCGCCAACGCTCACATCGAGAACATCGGCTACGGCACCGCCGGTACGGTCGCCTCCCCGTCGACGGACTACTCCTCGCCGGGCACCTTCGGCACCGGCCTCTCCGTCGGCCTGCTGCTCCCCGCGCCCGGCAACAACGACCACGTCATCGCCCGCAACGTGTCCTGCGGGGGCGGCTACACCTACGCCCTGTTCCTCACCGAACACACGGTCATCGACCGGTACATGGCCCTGTACTGCTGGGCTGGGCTGGTCGCGGTCGGCACGTATGCCGGGTCGGTGGGCTCCGTGCACTCCATGCACGTCACGTCCGCGAGTATCGAGGCGTGCACGCACGAGCTGTACATCTACGGTGCCGGGTCGTCCGGGGTCGGCCCGACCGTTTACGGCAACATCTCCACCGAGTCCAGCACCCCGAACGTCGCCGGGTCGAGCACGGCAGCGATGAATGCGGCGCTCGGCCGGATCGTGCTGACGGGCCTGTTCACGGAGTCCGGAGTCAGCGTGTCCGCGCCGACCGGCCTGGAACTCGTCGACGGGCAGGTGCCGCGGGCGATCAAACGGAAGACGGACACGTTCACCGCGAGCCCCATCGACCGGACGCTGGTGTGCGACACGAGCGACGGCGCGTTCACCGGGACTCTGCCGGCCGCTGACTTCTGCCCGGTGGAGTACGTGTTCAAGAACGTGGGGGCCGGTGATTTGACGGTGGCGACGACGTCCAGCCAGTTGATCTACACCACGAGTGGTACCGGGGCGACGACCGCGACGGTCGGTGCTGGGGAGACGCTGCGCGTGCAGGCCTCGTTCGACGGGTCGGCGTGGGGTTGGTACGCGGTCTGATAGAGCCACCCGGGCGGCGGGTGAGGTGAGGCCCTGGAGTTGTGGCGGCTCCGGGGCTTCGCCGTCTCGGGGGCTGGTGGGTGTGCGGGGCGGTAGCCTTCCGGGACTGTGCGCGCAGGGGGTGCGCGCCGTCTGTTGGGGGGTTTGTGGTGGCTGGTTGTAGGGACTGTCGGACGTGCACGATGCCGGGGTTGCCTCGGCTCGGGCAGAACACGGCTGTGGGGTTCATGCACTTGATGACGGTGGGGATCAGCTGGTTGGTGAAGCGGGGTGGGATGCGGCACTGCCCGCAGTGCAGGCATCTGGACTCGCGGCATCAGCGTCGGCGTGACGGGTCGTTCATGGACTGATGGTGCACGGCGAGGAGGCCCGCTTCCCGTAGGCGACGGGGAGCGGGCCTCTTCCCTGCGTGGGTGGTCAGAAGTCGGTGCCGGGAACGGCCTCGTCCGGGCTCTCGTCCTCGGCAGTGCACACAGGGCACTCGTGGTCGAACTCCGTCGCCTCGTGGCACAGGCGGATCTCTTCGGCAGTGAACTCGGCGGGCATCAGGACTCCTCGGTCTCAGGGCAGTCGGGCAGGTGGTATTCGGCGTCGTCCGGGCAGGTGCACGCCGGCTTGTCGGGCTGGGAGCAGCCGGGCTCGTGGGGTGCGGCGGCGCAGCAGCGGGAGCAGTCGCAGTCCCGGGTGCGCGCCAGGAACGGGGGACGGCACGGCCCGGGGTGGTCGATGGGCGCCCACACGGGGGATGGGTTGGCGTCCTCGGCTGCGGCGAGCTCGGCGAGGCGGGCGCGGATCTGGTCGGCTTCAG